ACCTATTCCACGCATCGCGCCAACAGCGATGCTAGTTATTGCTGCGATACCGACGCGTGTTAGAAGGAACGCCCCAACAACACCAGCAATATTGTTATCCTCCTTGCCACCCAGCTTCTCCCACAGATACTTCGAGACATCACTCAGCCCCTTGAAAATCGTTCCAAGAGGTTTAAGCACAGTGATAATATCATTCATGTTATCACCAAACTTTGCGATCTTTTCCACAACAACACTACCAACATCTTCTACTTGGCCACGAAGCGCTTCTGCTTTCTCTTTACCGAGAACGAGCTGAAGAGCTCCAAGCGTTGTTCCTTCCAAAGCACCGATCGCCGACTCTCTAATAGTTTTGTTTGACATTGCTGCAGCAACGAGCCCGATCATGATTGCAGGAGTAGTTGCACCACCTAACCCTGTAACACCACCGCCAAGAGCTACCTTCTTCATATCCCCGAAACGATCGTTGTGGAGCGATTTGTGGGCTGATTGGCCGGCGTTGACACCTAGACGGTGAATGTTTTTACTCAACGAATCAATAGACTTTGTGTTTGTCATAACCGTCTTATTCAAACGATCATTCGTCTTCTTGTATTCCTTGACGGTGTTATCCATCATCTTGCCGAGAATTGGAATCTGTTTGTAGAAGCTAAGCATTGCCTTTGCTGGTGCCGTGAGGACACCTACAGCTCCTTTTGCCGCGTCCTTTGCTGTTTTTCCTGCTCCACGTACTGCGGATGTTACGATATCTGCCATTACTGTTGTCCTTTTTGCTTTTCTATAAGCGCATCTAACATTTCAACATATATGTCCCTCTCATAGGGAATTAGCCCTTCAATTTCACTTATACTCCATTTGTGGTGGTGGGCTAATGCAAACACGACCGAATAATAATTATTTAAGTTATTGTAGGCTAGCCCAGCGTAAAAAAATCTTCTAGGCCTTCCAACTTCACAACCTTTAATGCCCCTTTGCTGTTTGTGTACGAAGCTTCGTGGCTAACAACAGGGAGTGTTTCAACAAACTTTTCGATTTCCTTGTATGACGCAATGTTAAGATTTTCGATAAACTCTTCAACCTCTTCAAACTTAACGTCGCGAACATCGGTAGTTACGTTATTATCAATAACATACTCGAGAGTGTGGGCGAGAATTTTAAAGTAAACTTCTGTTGGATTTGCTGCTTGCTTCAGAGAGTCGATCATCCCAGGTTTTGGGAACCCAAGTTTTAGTGAGACGCTGTCACTAATTTTGACAGTGTTATTATTTTCGCTGTTAAACTTAACCTCAATTTTATCGAGGTCTATTGAGAGTGGATATTCCTTTTGATCATCAGCATCCTTATACTTGATCTCAATTATATTGTTAACAGATCGGGCGCGCAGCTTAATAAACAAATACTCAAGGTCAAATGTCGCGAGATTCTCGGCATTGATATCCTCTAAAGCACAATTATTAATAATTTGCACGAGCGATGTTATAATATCTGTTTTGTCGCCGGCACTCTGAGCCGTAAGAAGAATCTTTTCTTCTTTGACAAGAAAGGGGCGGAACTTTACTGTTTTGTTTAGTGAAGGAATCTTCAAATCAAAAATTGGGTGCTGAATTTTAGGTAAGGCCATAATTTATACTCCGTTAGTTAAATTTAAATGCTTGTAGTAATACTTTTGCGTTATTTGCAATACCTATTGCGTCCTGAACTGAGCGTGGTTTCTTGATCATACCAAGTGTTTGTAAAACCGTTAAACCTTTGACCACACTTTGTAAACCAGAAAGCCCACGGGAATCTTTCGAAGAAGGTACCGCGTCTGCTCCATACCCAAGAGGTTCAAACCTCCAGTTGACGTACGAGAATGTCACGGGCAACATAGCAATTTGGTTTTGGTTGTCCCACGATAGACTCACCTCACCAAAACTTGTTGGGAAGCAGTCTAACATAGTGCACGTAAGTATGTCTTGATCTAATTCGTTGAACATAACAAGTTTGATATCAACAACGTAATTGCTAAAAAATTCAACGCAGTTTGGATACCTGTTGCTGGAGTCTCCGTACGATTGGTCGTTTTGAGGAGTACTCGAAAAACCATATATACGGTTGATCCACTCGTAAAAAAATCCTTGCATCACTCCGTCGGCGTCACAATAAACGTTTGTGGTTAAAGTATTTACAACACCGCCGGTAACAATATTCCTGTTCATACCAATACCATAAGGCTTAAAAGGAACAGTGTTGAGTGTAATTCCTGGTAGGTTTGCACTACTACACATCATTGACACTTCTTCGCTTTTGACATTATTTGTAAACGCACCGAGTTTCGATGGTATGTTGATCGTCAAAATAAATCTATTAGTAGGAGCAAGCCCTGTTTTACCAATGTGTGCTCTAAACCTGCCGGCCCCGCCAGCCAACTCCGACGGTTCTTGTATATCGAGAAACGATTTGATCGTAGATGCAATTCCAATTGCTCTTGTTGCGTTTTCTAAAATTTTAGCCATGTTACCTTACTTTTGGTTGTTTTATACTATTTATCAACCTTTATGGACGCTTCTTTATTAAATCTCGTGAATCTTCCCAAACAAGTCGCCTTGGGTAAACAACACTATTTGGTCCTCGGAAATCTTCTACTGGTAGAAACAAAGCTTGCTGCCAGTCGGTGGGTGGTATTAAAGTGCTTGTTCGAATACCCTTTAGCAAGTATTTTTTGACACAAGGTCGGAAGTATTTGAATTTTGAAAACTTGTCTAGAACATCATACTTTATTTTAAACTGTGCATCTTCGTCTTTTACTGCAACAACGTCAAGAAGGGCATCAAAAAGACGGGCCCGATAAACGGGGCTCAGATAATGCAAGTTAATACCTAGTATACCGTCAGTTTCTTTTTTAATTGGAATAACCAAAGGAATTCGGTCGTGGTAAGGTAGCTCTTTTCTTCCTTTTGCTAGATATTCAAAAAAATAAAGACGGCCGACAATTGATCTGTTGACTTTAGGAAACGCTGCGTTGCTCCGCTTTTCAAACAAAGATCTAAACCATTCGCGAGATCGATCGTTCTTGTTAGGAATATTGTTTTGAAGATGTGCTTGTTCTAATAATTCCGAAAAAAGAATTGCCATTATCTCAGTCCTTTATCAAACTGATCTTCCCACATTACCTTGATATTGTAACCTAGTTTTTTAATTTTTGCTTCCCTGTTTTGTGTTCTCTCTAGAAGTTCTGCAGCTGTTGTTTTATTAAACGGGTGACACAGATCGTGGGGTTTAAATAATCTGGGGTTGCCGTGAAATACATCACCGTAGAACTCATATATGGTGTTTGTTTGCTTACAATACCCATCAGCTTTAAATCTGGTTCCAGGAATTTTAAACTCGCCGCCGTTTAAAGCGTGTTGAATCAGGTGACTTTTTGGTTGTGATTTAATCCAGACAAGAGCTTTTGACGAATACCCTTTGCGCGAGCAAGCGGGGCAACCACTCATTTTTGATGGGTGGATATGTGCGTAAGCGTTTTGCTCAAATTTGCCGTGTAGTTTACATATTATAGTTACTGGCTCAGAGTTAACAGTGTATTTTACTAAAGAATAGTCGTAAGCGTCAAAATGTATTTTGCGTGCCCGTGCAATAAAGTCGGCAGTGGTTAAGCGATTACTTTTTCTCCCGTTTTCCTCTCCACAGATTGGGCATTCACAACCAGTGAGGTGGCTATTTGGTGTTTGAAAGAATGGTCCATGAACAGCACAAACAATTTCAATTTTTGTTTGGGAGCTTATATAAGTAACGTTGCTGTAGTCATATTTGTCCCCATGAGCTTTTTTAGCTTTTTCGATATACTCTGACGTTGTTAGTTTTCTCGGCATTATGTAGTCCCCTTTTGCCTTATTTATACTAACCGGTATTTCACCTAGGTTTAATACCTAAATCGTGCTCGTTGAAAATTACAAACCGCCATTTGCGGTCTTCACAAAATTGCTTTGCTTGGGTCCATTTCGCCGAGTTTATACCCCACGTTTTAACCTCGTTAACATAGGTTCTTGTCCGCTTTTTAGATGGTGTTGGCGCAATTGTTTGTTTCTTTGGTTTGATTTCAACAACAAGCACCTCAACTAATCCTTTTGAATTCTTTTGTTTGACCCAGAAATCGGGGAAATAACGGTGGATCCTACCATCAATCGGCGAGACGTAAGGAATCGAAAACTCTTCCGAGGACCATTGTAGTACGCTCGGGTGGAGGTCGATATGCATCATAAATTTGAACTCCCACGACGATCGATACACGATTTTTGTGGGGTCGCCTTTGTATTTTTGCGGATTTCGTGGGTTAAAAAAACCTTTGTGTGCCATTTTAAGACTATAAATAGTTAATAACATAAAACATCAGGAGTATTTATAGATGCCGTCAATCTTTGATTCATTTTATTTCAAAGCCCAAGATGGTCTTACCACCCTCGAAAAAACAGCGTCGGACGCTTTAAATTCTGTTTCAGGTCTAGGCACTAATATTGTACAGAAGGGGATTGGCACGGTAGGTAACCAGTTAGGTGGGCTTCTTGACACAACGGTTGATGGAATCTTAACTCAAGGTAACGTTATTAAGGACACAATTCAATCAAACGTTTCCGGCTTGACAGATAAGGTAGCCTCGATATTTGCAGATGAAAAATCTGTGTTACTAGACACTATTAAAGAAAACAAAGCAAGTGCGGTGGCACCAACTAATGCTGTGTCACCAGAAGAAACAATGGCGCCGAAACACAACAACAAAGGTGTCAATAAGTTTCCTTCAGATTTGAACGACGATTTTTCTATCACGTTCAAGTTTACACGATACGAAAAAAATTCAAAAACGACAGCGCCGCGGTCCGCTGAAGTATACACTGTCGTATTTCCGCTCCCTACAAATCTCCGTGATACAACGAAGCTCGATTACAAATCGTTCAACATTGGTCCAATGGGAGGATTAATAGAGCAGGGGTTTGAAACTGTGCAGAAAGGTGGAGGTCGCGGTAACCTTTCTAAGTTGATGCAAGACGCTGTGACGAGGTTTCCTGAAATAGCTTATTACCAGAGCCGCAATACTCTTGGTGTGATTGGATCGGAAATAGAAACAATCGCCGGTGCTGTTGTTAATCCTCAAGAGTCGATGTTCTTTAATACAGTCAATCTCCGCGCATTTGATTTCACTTTTAGATTTTCTCCAAAAAATCCAAAAGAAGTTGGTATGCTCAAAGAGATACTCCGCAACATCAAAGGAAGAAGTCTACCACACAGCAAAGACGGTTTCGGTGGGCAAAGTAGAGCAATTCTCGGATATCCCGATAACGTTGATATTGAGCTCCGCCCCAATGTTCATCCGATCAAGAAGAAATGTTTTGTGACAGGTCTTGCGTATAATTACGCTCCTGAAGGGCTAGTATTCTTTAATGACAAAGAAAAGTACCCATCAATCATCGACGTGACAATATCAATTACCGAGACGGCAATATTTACTAGGGAAGATATTACCGAAGACCTCAACGACAAGAATTTCTGGGCAAACAAAGTAGTCAATGCGAAGCTTGATCCTGCTCAAATTAAATCCCAGAATGATAGAGAGTTGTCACGCCTACCGGTAATGTCCTTATCGGCTTCTATTAGAAAAGCCGCTCAAGCCGCTCCAAGTGCACTAGAAGCCAGTCAACGTGCCCGAAACGCTCTACTAGTAAGTGGCGCGCAGGCTGTTGATGAATCAAACGCTGCATCCATAAAGCGATGGCTGTCAACCACAAATTAATATGTCAAAATTTCTAGCATACAATAAAATTGTTCCGCACAGTGGGGCACTCGCAACAAACATTCTTTCGAAGGTGACGTTGACGATGTCGGAACTAAATGACCCGACACTAATGCATCCGTACGTTGTTAAAGAAGGCGACAGACCGGACCTAATTGCATCGTCATACTACGGTTCACCTGAGTATGCGTGGTTGATTTATCTCGCGAACAATATTACTGATCCTTATTACCAGTGGCCGGTATCACAAGAAGATTTTAACGATTTCTTGAAACTTAAATATGGCTCTACTGCCGCTGCACAGGAAAAAATATTATATTACGCTGTAAATTGGGACAAAGATGATAGTACGTTGACAGTGGGGGCTTATGATTCGTTGCCAGGTCGACTAAAGAAGTATTGGGCTGCACAATTTGATGTGTTCGGAAGAATATCGTCGTATGTAAGATCAGATCTCGAAGTTGCTGTTGAAACAAACAGAGTTGTAGAGCTCGAATATACTATTTCGTCGGGGGCTTTGGTTGTCGGTGATAAGATCAAACAAGTTGTCAGCGGAGAAATAATCGCATCGGGTTTTGTGAAGTATTTTGGTAGCGGCGTCGCTGCCATAGATAAAATTGATGGAACATTTGATATTGACGAGCCTGTTATTAACTACGACGGAACATTGTCGGCGACCATTTCAACAGCAACAATTATTGTCAACGCCTTCGCGGCAGAAGAAGAAATTTATTGGGCACCAGTTACAGCGTTCGATTATGAAGACGCTCTAAACGAGTCTCGCAAAACAATAAACATAATCGACAAGCGGTTTGTTGGATCAATAGAAGATAAAATTAAATCATTACTAGCATGAACAATCCTGGCGATATCCGCATCTCTGCGGTAACAATTACGTCACCTTACAAAGACGTAACTCTCGATATAAGTCAATCAATTAAACAGATTGATATCTTTGAAGATATTGATGCTCCTACTATGTTATGTAATATACTTGTTCATGACGACGTTAACCTTTTAGCAAATCTTCCTGTAGTTGGTGAAGAAGACATTCGCATTGCATTCAACACTCCTTCATACGATATAGTATCGTTTAATTTTAAAGTGTATGAGGTTGATAACGAAAGTGTCCCAAATGACCTCTCTGCGAAGGTGTATGTGTTGAGGTGTGTTAGCAACGAGAGCATCGAGAACGCAAAGAGAAACGTTGACACTGCGCTTGTCGGGTCAGTTGACGATTTGGTTGAAGGTGTTTTAAAAAACTATACAAAATCAAATAAAAACATTATCGTTGAGCGCTCAAAAGGAACAGAGAGTGTGGTGTTTCCTGCTAAGACGGCTCCGTTTCAGGCGGTCGATTACTTACGACGGAAAGCGATTAGTGCAACGTACGATAGCAGTTCATACGTTTTCTTTGAAAACCAGCGGGGGTTTAACTTTGTTACTGTTGAGCATTTAATGGATACAGGGCAAAAGCGCGAAACAATAGACGGTATAAAGACGTATACATATCAGCCTATCCAGCGCCGTGAGCATAAAACAGATATTAAGCTATTCAGGAACATCATTAAATATACAGTGCTCGGTCGAACTGATACGGTACACAAACTTACTTCAGGAGCATATAAGACTGATGTGAGGTCTTTTGATGTGGTGACGAAACAATTCACACAGAACCAATATAGTATTGCGGACTTTAGTTTTAAGGCTTCAGATAAAGCGAGCCGTTTCAACAATACAGCAAAAGAGCTCGCAAGCATTCTTCGTGAAATTTCACCGGCCCATATTATATACGGCGCAAAAGCTGCAGACGTGGCGACAAGTTTTGTTGATAATGTAAGAGGAGCACGGCACATCTATTCTTCTCTTCTAGGAGAAACAACTATTCTCGCTCTCTTTTATGGTGACTCTTCAATGAAAGTTGGTGATGTTATTAAACTTAACCTTCTTTCGTCGGAAGTATTTGACGTGAGTGATAAATCGGCGACCAAAAATAAAGATCGTGATCTTGAACGTAACATAGCAGGCAATTATTTGATAACAAAATTACGGCACAATATTGTTGATAATGGGAACTTCAGTTACCACATATCAGCAAGATTAGTCAAGGTTGGGGGAAGTGTATAATGCATGAATTAGGTGACGGGTTTAAATGGTTCTTTGGAGTGGTCGAGAATCGCGACGACCCCATGAAAATTGGCCGGCTGAAAATTCGCATTCACAACTATCACTCAACAAATACGGTGAAGGTTAGTGTTAGCGATTTGCCGTGGGCAATAGTTGTAAATCCTGTTTTTGGTGCGAGCACCCGTCAAGTGGGGATTACTTCCCTTGGATGTGTAGTGGGAGCAACTGTTTTTGGTTTTTTTGCTGATGGCGATAAAGCGCAAATACCTGTTGTTATTGGTACAGTTGCCGGTGCACCAGGAATGAACGACGCGTCAAACGATCTTCCAGATTTATCGCGCGGGAGTAACTCGCTAAATAAACAACCATTAGGTCCAGAACCTCCATCACCATATAAAGCACGATATCCGTATAACAAGGTGTTCAGATCGGAGTCTGGTCATGTGATTGAGATAGACGATACACCAAACCACGAGCGGCTTCACCAATATCACCGTTCGGGAACGTACGTTGAAATTGATAAGGATGGTACGCGCGTCCAGAAAATTGTCGGTGACGATTACGTAATTGTAGCAAAAGACCAACATGTACATATTGAGGGCAAGGTCAATCTCACTATTAAAGGCAACGTAAATTATCACGTTAAGGGTGATATGAATGTTACTGTAGATGGTACATATAACGTTACTGCTGGTGCGAAACGCGAAACAATTACTGGACAGACGGATATACGATATGAAGGACCTTTACATGATTATTATGGCGATCATCATTATGCTCGACGGCAAACTGGGAGAATAAATTTCTCTTGCCCTGCCGATATTCGATCGGGTTCAACGGATTGCTCAGAAGTTGCATCTGCAGTAAAACTAGGAGACTAAAGTGGCAATTGTCGCAAAACGAGATAGGTATACAGCACGCACAGCTATCGTAAAATATTCCGATTTTGGTGGGAATTTAGAAAGCTCGTCTGGTGACGTTTACAAAATAACTAACGAAAGTGCTGTGAGAGAATCGCTGCGAAATATTGTGAGCACGAATAAAGGTGAACGATTTTTTAATCCGTTTTTCGGGTGTGACATTAGGCAGCTATTGTTTGAAAATTTTGATCCGTCTACAGAGTCCGCGATTAAAGGTGCGATAACGACAGCTATTGAAGAAAACGAGCCACGCGTGAGCTTGTTAGAGGTTAATTTGACACCCGTTGTTGACCTTAATGCTATGGTGGTCACATTAATTTTTCGTGTGATAAATAATCCAACAATTCAATCAATAGACATCATTTTAAATAGAGCCCGATAAAAATGGCAAATACATCAGTAAATTTAGTAGGTTTAGATTTTGATACAATCAAACAGAACCTAAAAAATCACTTTCAAAATAACACCGCGTTCCGCGACGTTGATTTTGAAGGGTCGAACATCAATGTTCTCTTAGAAATTCTTGCATACAATACGTACCTAAATTCGTTTTACACAAACATGGTTGCGTCAGAAATGTTTATGGACACAGCGCAGCTAAGAGACAGCGTTATTTCGCACGCAAAAGAACTCAACTACACACCACGAAGTTTTTCCGCAGCCCAAGCGACAATAGACCTCTCAATAACCCCAACTACACCCGTGTCATCTGTGCTTGTTAGAAAGGGAACGTCGTTTACAGGGCGCCGCGGCAGTAAGAGCTATACTTTTGTTACTGATCGCTCATATGTAATTAACAACGCGACCGCCAATGGGGCATACGTTGTATCAGATCTTCCTATTTACGAAGGTGTGTATACAAGCGATAGTTTTGTCTTTAATTCAGCAGCAATCCAAAAATTCAACATCTCAAACCCAACAATTGATCTCGCATCACTCGCTGTTGCTGTAGTAGAAGATAACGGTGCCGCTCAACTTTCATACAATAGAGCGTTTTCATTGTTTGGTGTTAGCCCAACATCGGAAGTGTTCTTTATTCAACCGACTGTTAATGGTCAATATGAGATACTATTTGGTGACGGAACTTTTGGCCGCACACCAAAAGAAGGTGCAACGATTGTTGCATCATACACAGCTTGTAACGGCGAGCTTCCGAACGGCGTCGACATGTTCCTCAATGATGGTGCGATTGATAGTCACACAAATGTTGCAATAACAACTGTTAGCGCTGCAATAAGTGGTAGTATTAGCGAGTCAATCGAATCAATTAGATTTAATGCTCCGCGCGCCGTTGCAACACAAGAGCGCGCCGTGACAACAAACGACTACAAAACACTTCTACAAATTCAGTTTCCTGAGATTCAATCTTTGAACGTATACGGCGGCGAAGACGCCGAGCCACCACAGTTTGGTAAAGTTTTCATTACTGTTGATATTGCTGATTCCGATGGTATACCTGATGTGAATAAGGCTGCATATCTCAGCTTTATTAAAACACGAACACCCCTAACAATTACACCCGTCATTGTCGACCCTGATTTTACGTATGTTGATGTTGACACGACAGTCCGATACAACATTAACGTCACACAAAAACAATCAGAAGAGATTGCAACGTTAGTGCAAGGGGCTATAAATGGATATAGCAGTTTAAATCTTGATGATTTTGAAGCAACACTGCGATATAGCAAATTGGTCAACGAAATTGATAATGCTGATTCGTCAATCGTTAGTAACGAGACCACAATCGCTGCACTCAAGTTTCTCGCTGCTCCAATATTGGATTTCGGCACTCTTAAAAATTACATCATAAACTTTGATCTTCCACTCTCTAGAGAGTACTATGTGACAGAGAGCACCTTTTCGTCAGATGCGGCACATACTGTGACTACCTCGCTGTTTACATATAAAGGTATTATTTGTTCAATCATGGATAATACTGGGACGTTAAACATAGTTACAGATCGATCGGGGTTCACTAGTGTTGTTGAACCTATCGGCACTGTTGATTACCAAACAGGAAGAATCGTCCTAACAAATTTTGCGCCAGCATCAGCTCCTGGAGGTCTTATTAAATTCTATGCTGTGCCCGAAAGTAAAGATATTTTCTCGCGCCGTAATGTCATTCTTCGAATCCTCGAGAGCGACATTAATATCAATGTGATAAAGGTAAGAGAGTAATGCAGCTCATTGAAGACAATATTTCGTTTTTTGTAAAACGGCAATTTCCTGCGTTTTACCGAGACGAGGGTCCAAATTTCGTAGAGTTTGTTCGTGCATATTTTGAGTATATGGAAGCCTCAGGTAACCCAACATACCACTCTCGAAATCTTAGCGAGTATGGAGACATTGACGAAACACTCGATCAATTTATAATACACTTCAAAGAAAAGTATCTCAAATATTTCCCTTTTGAACTCGCTGTTAATGACACGCGGTTTTTGGTTAAGCATATTATGGATTTCTACCGTTCCAAAGGGTCGGAACGTGGGTACGAGATTTTCTTCCGGTCAGTATATAATGCAGCTCCTACTTTGTATTATCCAAAAGAGGATATCTTTAAATTGTCCGACGGCAAATGGTATAAACCAGTATACCTTGAGTTGCTGCCGGGCGCGCCAAATCTCGCCGAGCTTGTTCAAAAACAAGTTATTGGAACGCAGTCAGGAGCTACGGCGTTTGCTGAAAGCATTATTACTAAACGTGTCGTTGGAAAATACCGCGCCGTGCTTTTCATGAGTAATGTTATTGGCACATTTTCCGCTGGCGAAATCATCACGCTTCAGGGTAACCCGTTGATTGAAGGTTTCCCAAAAGTGCTTGGTTCATTATCTGCTGTAGATATTATAACAGGCGGTGAAAACTTTTCGGTTGGTGACCTTGTTAACATTACTACTGGTTCCGGTGGTGGTGGTATCGTTCGTGTAACAGAGATTTCAAACGAGACGGGTGTCGTTAGGTTCTCTCTTGTTTTTGAGTCTGTCGCCGGAGGATTTGGATACACAACTAATGCTGAAGTTTTGGTGTCGACAAAGGTGTTGGATTTTACAGGTAATCTCGAACCAACCAAAATTTTTGATACCGTCACGCAACCAACGTTAACTTTTGATTTTGATACTGGCTCGGGGATTTTTGTGGCTGGTGATGTTCTTGAAGCTTACTACGCAAATAATAATCTTGCAGGGAACGCTGTAGTGATGGGGATAACATATGATGCCGGTAACACGTCAGGTATTATTCTAGCTTCGCCGAGATCAGGCGACATTGCAAACGGTAACCCATCAGGTCTCGTTTACCGTGCAGGAAATACAGCACAAGGATTAGGCAACGTATTTACTTCAACGACAGCCACCGGAAACATGATAGGTTCGAATTCATCTTCACTGGGAGTTATTGACGTTACTGGAGCCTTTTCTGAACTTCCACATAATTTCCTTTACTCGTCGAGTGGTGGTAATGTTGTTATTACGAGTGTAGGCCTTGGGTCAGGCGCAACATTCAATATTGGCGATTTGAGTTACGAAGAAGATGTCCGAATTGATAACACATTCATCAGGGACTTTAATACTGGTAACGTGCGGTTTGTTGACGTCCGACTCGACACATCTAATTCGAACACTGGTGGCCCTGGGTTTGGTTTTCAAAAATTCCCTTATGGAAACAATGCCACTGTTATTTACGATTGTTTAGATATTTCCGATTACACGATTGGGGCAATTGCCACTCTTACGAGTATCGATGGTGGGCAAGATTATACGAAGATTCCGTTTGTAAAAGTTTTTGAAGCAAAAACATCTGCACACGATAAGCACGATTATATTTTGTATGTGTCTAACGCTTCTTCAGAATTCGCAACGTTAGAAATTGTTGAACAAATCAATACCCCACCGGCGACGGTGTTAACAGTGAGTAATTTTGGTGGGAATTCTGCTGTCGACGTTGGCGAAGCAATCTACCAGGATAACGGTGGCGGAAACATCGCTGTTGGTTATGTGCATAGTGCGTCGATTGCGGCAAACTCGGGGACGATTACTGTTATTCTCACAAGCACTACCCCCGGCAATTTTGTTAATACTTACCAAGTGGCGACATCAACCTCTCTAGTAACTGCGGACGTGGTCAGCGTTAATACTACAGCAACAATTGCTGTTACTGCAGTCGGGCAAATCAAAGAGGGATCTAACACAACAGTTTTAAATGTTCGTAGGTTATCGTTTTTTGATACGTGGACCGCGGACTCTGCAAACGTTGTCGGCCAGCAATCGGGGGCGGTAGCTGTGATTGATCAAGTCCTACGCGATAACAATACCCTTAATATTGGTAATAATGCTGTCATCACCGCCGACGTTATTGTTGCAAACGGAACAATTATTGCTGCAGAAGTGTATAATTCAGGATTTGGATATTTGCAAAACGAGACTGTAACAGGCGTGAGTGCCGCAAATTCGACCAGCGCGCTGTCGATGAAAACATATGCGGAAACACAGGGCACAGGAGAAGGTTACTACAAAGGAACAAAAGGCTTTTTGAGTAGTGATAAATACCTACATGACGGCGACTATTACCAGAATTTCTCATATGATGTCCAGGTAAGCATTCCTTTTGAACAATATAAAAACGTCTTGAAGCAAGTAATGCACGTAGCTGGTACTAAGCTTTTCGGCACATTAACCCACGAACTGGAAGGCGACATACTTATAACCGCAAGTAATACAGAGGTCACGCTAATATGAGTTTTCTTGTAACGAGAAATTTTCGGCGCCACAATGCCGAGCAACTTAAAGAGTCGGTTGTTGAAGCAGCGAACACCACATACTTTGTTTTCGCTGGAAAACCAACATCGTACGCTAACGGATCGATCCCTCAACCTATCGATTCGGTTGAATCGGTGCTTTACAACACATATGAAGATATGGTGTTCGGGAAGCGTGTTGCTGATTCAGACGTTGCGTTGATGATTCCTCGTGTAGAGTGGGTAACTGATACGGTTTACACACCATATAATTCTGCAGAGGTAGTTTTCGGCGAAAACTTCTACGTTGCAGTTAATGCAGAAAGTCAGTACGACGTGTTTAAAGTACTCGACAATTTTGGTGGCGCGCCGTCAACCGTTGAACCAGGCCTTGCACAAACATCACCATCGGACGCATATTATAGCACATCGGACGGTTACGTATGGAAATACATGTATAGTGTTTTAGCGGCGAACTGGCAAAAGTTCGCGACACAGCTGTGGATGCCAATTCAACCGAACGCGAACGTGGCTGGTAATGCCGTATCAGGTGCAATTGAGCTCGTAAGGGTTGACACATCTGGATCAAATTACGACTCTACTCTTGCAAATACGTTTGCTACTTCGCAGATTTCTGTCGGCGGCAATCCTTTAAAGTTTGATCTTCCAAATTATGCAAGCTCAAACAGTGGTTTTTATGTGGGAAGTGCACTATATATTATCTCTGGCCCAGGGGCCGGCGAGCTAAAGTCTATCATTGATTACAATGGTGCCCAAAGAAGGGTAACCACGAACGGCGCGTTTACTACGACACCAACCTCTTCGAGTACGTATGAAATAACTCCTAATATTGTTTCGGTTGGTGATGGGTCTGGTTTTGTTGCACGAGGATTAGTCAACACAGCAACGAGCAACTCGATGTATAAAGTAGAGATTATTAATAGAGGTAGCGATTATTCATACGTTACGCTAACGGTTGGTGGTAATACTGGCGGCATATCTAACGCAGCAGTTCTTGTTCCTATTTACTCACCTCGAGGCGGCCACGGGGCAAATTCAGCTTCTGAATTAGGTGCAACTGCCGTCTGTTTTGGTGTGTCATTTGCTAATTCAGAATCGGGTGTCCTTCCGGTAGATAATGATTTTAGAACGATAGGAATTGTAAAGGATGTTTTGTATGCCAACGTTCAATTAACATTAAACGCTTCATCCGTCTCTGGTGTGTTTACCCCTGGTGTATCAATTTCACAACCAGTTTCTGGTGCAACTGGAGTCGTTACCAGTTTTGGTGGAACAATACTAACAATAACAGCCGCTGCTGGTGTTTTCGTTACTGGCGACTCTGTTTATACAACAGGGAACACTGCTTCGGGAAATGTCGATTCATACGAGATAAATACCGTGGCGAAGAATTTTACGACCTTTGATCAGCGGTTCCGCTACGTTGTCGACTATATTTCAGGAACGTTTGTTGAAGACGAGGCCGTCTACCAAAATAATGTTTCCCTTGCTAATGGTGTTTTCCATAGTAATGACGCAACATATTTGAGTTTAACGAAGGTTCGTGGAACCTTTAATATTGGTGAGCCGATTGTTGGCGTTGATTCGGGAGCAGTTGCTAATGTTGTGGGACG